CCTTCAGAGTAAATAAACATTCGTGAATTCATTTCACAGAAGCGACCATTGAAGTAGGTCTTGCCGATCGATTCATCGAGTCCGATCATTTGGGAAGCTGTTCGCCAACACTCCATTCCATAGGAGGTAGTCCGGAAAACACAATCATCACCATTAATCAACAAAGGGCAGCGTCGTAAAGAGAGGCGTCGAGAAGATGCGCGCTCCAATGCTAAACGACAAACTGCAGCATTAATAATACAGAGAATAGGGAAGGAGGTAATGCTACCCATAAGCTGACCGTTTCGTTGAAGGTAAGCAGGATAGCCGGGATGCTCCTTGGGATTGAGATCCAATTCGTGCATGGTGAGACTCTCAACAAACAACTGATACATTCCAGTTTCCATATTGGTATTACAAGCGATACGCTCGGCAGCTACTTCTGAAGCCCACGAACAAATTTGATTCGTAGCATCAGCGTAGTCACCCGAGGAGTACCACTCGCCATAGCCAAGAGAACCAATCCGTTCGGAAATGGTCTCTACACCAATTGTCTCCCCAATGAGGGAAAAACAAGGGTGGCGTCGTAAGTTACGATGCAGGAATTTCTGGAGAAATCTCAGTGTTGCCTGTCTCCATGCGGGGCCCATAGTAATAACTCGAATCTTGAGTGACTCGGGTAAACCCAAAGGGCGTGCATGGCACGGTGAATCCTTAGCTCTCTGAAAAATATAATCATTAATATCCATCATAAGTAATATTCCTTTTTCTAAATCATCCTTGGGAAGTGCATCAAAGTGGTTGGGGCGCTCAATGGGAGTCAACAGACTGTTTAATTTCTGTTGAAGCTGACGACCCGGACCTTCGGAAAAGGCCGAATCATTTGCTATAGCTCCGAGCGAACCACCTTTGCTAACACTAAAGTTGTAGTGAGATGAACATGAAGGTACAAAGGGTTTATTGAAACCGTCCATCATCTCCAACTGAAAGTCGAGCTTGCGGCCCGGGGGAAATACTTCATCCACAACGCGTTGAATACTATCTCTAATATCTTCGCGCGTAATAGAATCATCAATCACGGCTAAAACATCACCTGACTTCTCCGCCAATTCTGTACGATCTGCCCAAGAACACTTGCTCCGTTTCCAATTAATTGGAACACGGTCCGGAACTACACGAGGAGTGGAAAGGGACAAAATTGTCTTCCTTTCGCCTTCAAGTAGGTCGGAAT